TGGATATCTCTCAACTCACTACCACCACTGCCAATGGTATTATTGCGTATAAAGTCGGGAAATTGTTATTTAAAGGAGCATGGAGTTTGTATAAGAATACTACTGCTTATAAGGCCAGGCAGATAGTATCACAGGTTGACCAGGACGTAAAAGAAGTATTGCAGGAGTTGGACTCGCAGGCGAAATATGGAATTGATGACGTAGCTGAGGTCACCACACCAACTTCTGTTGACATTATGGACAACACTATTGCACAGAAACGCAAGGTTTCGCGTAAACAGAGAGCACCTTTTAGAGCTTATTTAGTTCGAATCGGGAAGGCAAAATTTGGTAAGCTTTCTAATAGCGAAGCTAATCGTTTATGTGTAAGAAAATTTTTGTATGATGCATGTGTTGACCATGGTGTTTTGGCACGACACATCGTCGAGAACGTAGATTTTGCAACAGCTATGGTTTTTGTTCCCACCAATGATGAACTTAGAACAGCTGCAATATCTATGAGCTCTACGGTACATCAGATGAAGAGTTTAGCAGCCTGGTTTGGGCTGCGAAACTCTACCAACTGATGGGGCCCACAGAAAGGGGAAGGGGTAGACACAGCTCCAGGTGTCTACCCAGGTATCCTTCCCACATATTCTGGGGTGCCCAAACCTCGCAAGTACTTAACTATGGGTCAGTACATTTGCGGGGATAAGATGGTGACCCATAACCACTCTATTCGCAACTTGATTCGCGGGGTTGGCGAAAGAGTGTTATATACCGATCGAAATTGCACGCCATGTCTTACACCTGTGGACAATACTATATTCGATCGGCGGTGTGGCTCTTTTCTGCGATCAGTAGCAAAAGCCGTTGGGCGCCAATCCCGGGTGACCTACGACCAGTTCGTGGGATACTACTCAGGACGCCGGCACACAATATATGCTAATGCTGCTGCCGGGCTGGTGTTAAAACCAGTCCGACCCCGAGATGCCACACTGAGCACCTTCATTAAGGCCGAGAAAGTCAATTGGAGTAAGAAGCCTGACCCCGCTCCTCGTGTTATTCAACCACGGAATCCACGATACAACGTGGAACTGGGTAGGTACTTGCTACCAATTGAGAAGAAAGTGTATCGAGCTATTGATGAGGCTTTTGGATCGCCCACCATTATGAGTAGTTATAATTCCACTGAACTGGCAAACGTATTACACACAAAATGGAGTCGGTTTTCTCAGCCGGTTTGTGTAGGTATGGATGCCAGTAGGTTCGACCAACATGTGTCAGCAACCGCACTTAAATTTGAACATGATCTGTATAAGAATATATTTGGCAAAGACAAGTTTCTTATGCAGCTACTTAGTTGGCAGATTAATAATCGAGGATTTGCCAAAGCTAGTGACGGTTGGTTTAGTTATTACAAGAAAGGCTCTCGCATGTCAGGTGATATGAACACATCTCTTGGTAATAAGTTTATTATGTGTGCGATGAGCAAGGCTTATCTAGACACAGTTGGTGTACCAGTTGAGTTTGTTAATAATGGTGACGATTGCCTGTTAATTCTTGACCGGCGACATTTAAATAAATTAAGAGGACTTGAGCAATATTTTTCGGAGTTTGGATTTAAGATAGTTCGCGAACCTCCGGTTTATGAGTTCGAACATATCGAATTTTGCCAGACAAAACCATTATATTGTAATGGTGTTTGGCGTATGGTAAGGAATGTTAAAACATGCTTGCTCAAGGACGTGACAAACGTCAACAACGGTCATGATGAAAAACAGTATCGCGCATGGCTTAAAGACGTCGCTAATTGTGGTATAGCTTTTGCTGGAGATTGTCCGGTGTTCTGTAAGTTTTACCGCATGTTAGCCAGGTTCGGAGTTGAGGGCAATTATAATGGTAAAGGACATGAATGGAGTTGCTATGGAAGATTGAGCAAACATTTGAGTCTAACATCCAATACCCCCGACGATGTTGGCCGATACAGTTTTTGGTTACAAACAGGCATTAGTCCGGATGCGCAGGTCGAGTTGGAGAATTATTTTGACCAAGCGGTCTGGGGCGACGATAAACGCCAATTTATCAATAATCTCGAAACACTAATAAAATGAATATGAAGGTTGCTAGTTCTGCACCGGTTCTAGGCCCAGTTGTGTCAAGAAATAGGCTGAGACGAAGACAACCAAACAGGAAGAAAAATGACTCTATATCTAAAGTCGGTGGTCAGAGGTTTGCGAAGTTGACCTTTGATACGACTAATGGTATGATTAAGGCCCCCGACCCTACCAGTTTATTCTTAGAACGTACTGAATTATTTGCTAACGTTATATCATCTAGCACTGCAGGTGCGTTCTCTTCTCTTAAATTTGATTTTTATCCTATGGTAGGTGGGTTACAGTGGTTACGCAATTTCGCTAACTCATATTCACAGTATGAGATTCTGCGTATGGAATTCACGTATGTGCCTCAGGTACCGACTACCACTGCGGGTTCAATTGCCATGGCTTTTTATACTGACCATTTAGATGCGCCACCAGCTAACATGGCTGCCATACTTACAACTGAGCAGTCTTTGTTTGCACCATGTTATGCAGGAGGCGATGGTGGAACATATTTACAGCGTTATGGAAACCCGGGTGGCAATGTAATTTCATTTGAAGTGCCTAAGCACGCTATTGCTTATGCCGACGGCACACCTAAGATGTTTAAAATAATTAACGAGTCAACATACTTAGCGCAGACTGTTGCTACACATCAACTTTACTCACCAGGTGAGCTGGTTGTAGCATCTCAAGGAGCGTCCATTGCTAACTTCCAGTTTGGTAATGTTTTCGTCAGGTATTCGATAAGGCTTAGAGGACCGATGGGAATCACGATGCAGAACTAATTGAAGGGGTGAAATCGAGTCTTGTTAGACTAAATGGCTCAGTAGTTAGGGGGCAATCAGGCGTTGTTGGCGCAACCTCCTCATGCATGCTTACGCGCGGCATGGGCCTGAGAACCTACTGAGAGAATGAGTAGCAAGGCCGGGGCATAGGCAAGATCAGATGGAGACATCTGTGAGGGCGCACTATGCTTGATACCTAAAATACGTAGGAAAAACAGCGGAT